GCAGTAAAAAAACCGGCAAAAGATAATCAACAACCCCCTAATCAACAACCCCCTAATCAACAACCCCCTAATCAACAACCGAGTATGATGGATAGAATGAAAGGTGCAGGAAAAGTTGCAGGAAGAGTTGCTTTGGGGGCGGCAACAATGGGGGCTAGTGAGGTAGCGTTAGGCGCATATAACAAATTAAATGCTCCCCAAAACCGGACTCAAGGACCGCCTCAAGACCCTAATAACCCAACGGCGGCATATATGCCGGTAGGTGGTGGCGTAAAATCCAATTTGAAGAACATGGCTACAAATTACGCAACGGGTGTAATGAATACAGGAAAACTCACAGGTGAAAAAGGAGGAGTTAGGGGTATGTGGGATACCATGACCGCAGGTGGCGCAGCAAGAGAAGGTATGAAAAATTCTGAGACTCAAAGAGATAGAGAACAGTATGATCGTACAAACCAACGGGCTGTTACAGACGCTAGATATAAAAGTAACAGTCCTAAAACTGACTGGCAAGACCCGATGATGCAGGTTCAGAACAGTTATGATTTAGAATCAAAAATACATGATTTATACACCTTACAAAAGCAACAGTCTTACTATCGTGAAATTGATTCAACGGAGGCGATTAGGTTTGCCTGTTCCTGACCCTTTTGATATTGCTTGGGAATTTTCCAAAGGCGAAATGAGTTTAGAGAAATCCGTATTTGATTGGTTCAATCCCACTATTCAAGCCAATAGAATGCCTACACAACCATTACATTCAATGTTTGACCCTCAAGCAGCAAGACACGCTGCTATGCTTGAAAGCATTAAAACTAATGCTACGCCCGAAGTGAAACCGCAGAAATTGTTAGATGACAGCATATCTGCAATGCCTCTCTTGGGAACAGGGCATGAAGAACATACTCCTGACCCAAACGCACACCATGAACCGAATTATCTTGTAATGAATACAAAACCCATAGAGGAAGTTCAACAAGAAAACGCAGAACAAGAAAACGCAGAACAAAGAGATTTAGACCAAGATTATAATTTCGGTTTAATGGAACTTTTAACGCGCATCAATGAAAGGGATAATCTTAAACAATCTAAAGTCATTGCAGATATACCCCTTCCTGACAACCCACCCAAAAAGGCAGGTATGAATGAAATTGTTATGCCCGAAAAAACTAAAACTGTAACTGAAGAAATAAAGGCGGCTCGTGAAAGAACATCACAAGAACAATCGGTTCAAGACCACCTGAAAGTAGTAGAAGAGTTGGGGCTATTTCAAAATAAGAAAAAGCCTATCAAAACCTTTTCTAACAATAAAACCATAGGAGATATTTTCAATCAAGGCATGATTACTGAAAATACACCTGAAGATGTTATTCAATTCTTGCACGAGATAGTTGAAGATGATCAGCATCGTTTGCATACATCAGCGAAACAGATATATTATAATAATCAAGATGATTTAGTTGAACATCATGGATATGAAGAAGATGATGAAGTTTTCCAAAAAGGCATTCAAACAATAGTTGAGAACCCGTTTGCTAATCCATTCTATGATACATCTGCCTTTTCAATAAAGAAAGAAAGACCAAAGGGATTTGTTGCACCACCTGCAATTACCCCTCCTATTGACCTAATCAAACAAGAACAACCAAACGCAATCGAAGGTTTTGAGACAAAAGAGGGGGATGATTTGTCATTACTGCCTTCATCGGTTTTCAAGAATACAGATGCCCCCGTTGTTGATAACATGAGTTTGTTACCTACGGGGTGGAAAAATGAGTGAAGGTATCACCGATCTTACTAGCAAAATAGATTGGGAAATGGGTAGGCGTGATTTTAAGTTCTTTTTTGAAGATATATGCAAATTCCAATTAGCGAATTTTCACAAAGAATGGTATGAAAACGCACAGGAACATAATAAAGTATGCGTTATAGCAAGTCGTGACCATGGTAAATCGGTATTTTTCCGAGTATATTTGTTATGGAAAATGGCGTATAACCCCGGTACTGAAGTTCTGTTTTTCAGTCACAGCCAACATCAATCAATAGACCACATGGGTAAAATGAATGAATTGATAGAAACAACCCCTGCTTTACAGCATCTAAAACCGGCAAGAGGATGGGCAAAACAATTGTTTCGCATGACTAACAAATCATCTATTCGTGCTATGTCTATCGGTAAAGCGGTAAGAGGAGCGCATCCTGACATAGTGGTACTAGACGATATTCTATCTAGTGAAGCAGATACTCAATTAAAGGCTATATCTACATGGTTTTATACTGCTCTTTTACCTGTTCTTCACCATACAGCGCAGATGTGCGTTGTAGGTACTCCGTTCTCTTTTACTGATTTGTATTCAGAATTGAAGAGTCTTGACGGTTATTGTGTAAAAGAATATCCCGCTATAAACGAAGTTACGGGAGAACCATTATGGCCTGAGAGGTGGTCTTTAGAAGCATTGAATACAAGAAGAGGGGAAATGACCTCAATTGCGTTTACTCGTGAATATCTTTGTAAACCAATAGCAAGCGATTCTAGTCTATTCCCTGAAGAAGTCCTTGAAGCAGCCAAAGATGAGAGTCTTACTCTTTCTTATTATCCTGACCCTGAAGCCAATTTGAATTATTATATCGGTTGGGATCCTGCGATAAGTGCTGATAGACGTGCCGATTATACTTGTATGCTAGTAATAGGGATGGATGAAAACAGGCATAAAAGAATAGTACACGCTCACCATGAAAAGAATATGAATTTCAATCAACAGATAGAGAAAATCATTGAATTAAATGCTAGATTTAATCCTGTTATAATAGAATTGGAAACAAACAATTTCGCTATGGCCTTTAATCAGGTTCTTAAAGAAATAAGCGATTTACCAATAAAACCATTCAATATGAGTCGTATGAAAAAGGAAGCCCTCATGCATACTTTACAACTCCACTTAGAGCAACAACATCTAATTATACCGTATAAAGATGAAGGTTCTACTAGAAGGCTTATGAACGCTCTATTGAACGAACTCTCTATGTTCACCATGCTTGCTAACGGTAAAATGGAAAGTTTGGGGAGACATGACGATATGGTTATTGCATTAGCATTAGCAGTTCAAGCAACTAAAGAATACAGGGAAAGTATAGTTATACTAGACGGACCTACATGGCAACGAAGATTAGGGTGGGTAGATGCGTAAAGAATATCTTTTACCTATTGATGGGATTGAATCATTGTCCGATTCTTTAATTAAACTTGCAGAAACAAATCTTGCACAACAAGATGTAGATATGGCACAACAATCCCTCGCCGCAGCACAAGAGAAAAAGAAACAAGAAGATGCACAACGTCTTGCTATAAACCCTCATGCTGACCCGAATGCTCAAATTGAAGGTACTGATAAAGAAGGGAGCAATCCTCCGACTGATCAACCCGGTACTGTATTACCTGCAACAGCACCGCCTCCAATAAATAAAACATGGTTTACTGATAACTTTGGTATGACTGGAAGGGAACTTAGTGAAATCTTAATAAAAGCAAAAGATTTGAGAACTTTAGATAGCATTCAAGGATTATTAAAAATGGAGAAAATGGCAATTATCAGTTATTACAAAGGAGTACCCGCAAGTTTAGTTGATGAGTTACCATTGACTGATTTTGATTATGATGCTTTGAATAAGCATTCAGATAGATTAGATCTCCCGTTTAGGAGATTTGTAAAAACATGGGTATCTTCTGATGAGGTTGGTAGAGAGAAAGCAGCATTATTATGGAGTACCACCATAGATAAGTCAGAACGCTTGTCCAATCGTGAACGAAATCTATTAAATCATTGTAGAGATGTTATTTATTCCCGTGGTGCATTAAACGCGCAGACTTTGAAATCATATGGCATTCAAGCAAGTCCGGCTGAAATTTCCTCATTAATCAAATCCCATGGTTTCCTTTTTGATTTAATATCTGTTGGTCAGTTTAGTAAATCAATTGGTAGAGGGTTGTTTTACGACATTAAAAGAAGAGACGTTCTGATTAAAGATGCGGATCAATTCATTGCAGGGTTAATAGAAAACAATTCTAAATTCAAGATGGATACTCGGCTTAACCCTAGAATAGAATTAGGGTTCCATGCACCAACAGCACCATGGTACGCAGAAGCACTTTGTAAAGAATTAGGTACTACTCAAATTGTATCTAGTTCAAGTAAAATCATTATAAATGGTGAAATGGCAGTAACAAAAGCATTAGAATTAGCAGAACCATATCTTAATGGTCACTCGCCTGACGCAAGAAAAATGTTGAAAGGACTTAGAGGCGATAGAGATGCCTTGTTGGTCTTAGCATACGAGAATATGTCTCAAACAGAACAAATACAATTGTTAAAGTCTCATAGAATTGATGATGAAGAGATGACTAGGAAAAGAGAGGCGGTGATTACGAATGGTTGATGACAAAAAAATGGAGAGATTGTTTTCCGCTATTGGCGTAGATATGGAGAGATATAACACTCCTATACCATCTATGCCTCTATTTACTCAAGGGATTCAAGAACCGGCTCTATTACAGGGAATTACGATACCTGCGTTATATGCTGCGGCTTACGAATGCATGGTATTACGTTCTATACTTCAACATCTGTCTGTTGAGACATTTAGAAAGGGTTGGGATTGGGATGCTAAGTTTGTTTGCAAGTGCAAAGAATGCGGTGAAGAGTATCAACAACAACTGCAAGAATGTAAGTCATGTGGCGGAGAAGTGCGAAAACCGGATAGAGGCCAAATTGAATATGCTGATGCTGTATTGAAGGGTGGCAATCGAATGACTCAAAATTTCATAGATGTTCTTCGTGAAGTTGAAATGGACTTGAATATAGTTGATGACGCTTACATTGTTCTTACAAAGGAATACTTCGTAGACCCTGATACTAAAAAACCTCAGTTCTTTCGCGTTAGAGAGGTATCAAGAGCAGACCCTATATTCATGCGTATTCTATCTGATAAAAGAGGAATAAGAGGTGGTACTCAATACACTAGCCTCATTGACCGATCATTCAGAACAAGCGACCCCAAAGAATTGTGTCCTGTATCGGGTATGCCCGTAGTTCCAATTCATTACATGAATCTAGCAGGTGTTGGCAACGGTCAAGTATATACTGAAGGTGAAGTAATACACATTAGTAAATGGTCGCCATCAAAACTGTATGGTCGAAGCCCGGTTGCTACAATGTGGAGACAAGTAAACACATTGATTGCTATGGATAACTATGTTTATTCCGCATACCAAAAGAGAAGAATGCCTAGAGGTATCATGGTTATCAAGTCATCAAACATGGAAACCGTTGAAAGAACAGCAAGAAATATCCAAGAACATCTTGAACGTGACCCTAATTATGTGCCAACCATAGGTGTTGAAACAGAATCAGGTAGAGGTGGAATAGAGTATGTTCGTATGATGGACACGCTTGAAGAGTTACAATACATACCAATCAAAGATGATATACGTCAGCGTATATCTGCATACTATGGGGTTTCAAATGTATTTATGAATGATGTTTCAGGTGGAGGTCTAAACAATGAAGGTATGCAGATTGTTGTAAGTAATAGATCAATATCTTATGCTCAATCAATTTACAATCGAATATTCTTCCCTGCACTTATGGACGCATTTAGTATAACAGAATGGACATTAACTCTATCACCACACGAAGAAGAGGATGAAATCATGCAACTACGCCGAGATGAGATGGCTATTCGTAACATGATGCAGATGAAGCAAGCAGGGTACGAGGCTATGCTCCGTGACCAAATAGATGATAAATACCTAAACTTTGATTTCAGGGAGCCATCTGCCGAAGAGATTCAATCAAAGCAGCAAGAGGCTGCGGCAGCACAAGGGGGCGGGGGCGCACCACCCGTAGCACCGCCTGTTCAGAAATCTGAGGATGAGTTATAATGACAGCATTCGACAAGGCTTGGGGTGTTATTAAAGAAGAAAATGCAAAGCCATGCAAAGATTGTGGAAACCCCGCACCTGTTGGTTTTATGCATCCGATTTGGGAATTGAATGGTTTATGTTTTCCATGCATTGCCCGAAGAACAAACTCAGATGAATCAACAACAATGCTTGATTTAGTTAATGCAAAACTAAGTGAACAAGGTCAGGCGGGCGACCAACAAAGGAGAGATTTACAATGACGGCATTTGAGAAGGCTTGGGGAATGGTAAAAGCCATCCCTCACGAGATACCGCCACTACGCCAATTACAAGATGAAAGCCAAAGATTTAGGCGAGATACGGCGGGTCAATCTCCTCAATACACAAAACGTAATGAAGGTGGCGCGAGTGTATCAAGCAAGAAAGGAGACAAAAGAGACATGAAATCATCAGCAGAAAGGCTCATTGATGCACGTTTGAAACGCTTAGGAATAGGCGGAGAGCGTGGCGAAGGCAAGGGCAATTCTCAATAAGCATGGTACATCTCGGAGAGTTGAGCGACATGAGTGAAGGTTTTGGAATAATCAGTAAAATGGACCCAATGGCAAGAAAGGCACAAGCATCTATTGATGCAATGCAAAAAGCCATTGATTTGAATAATAGAGATGATATAGCAAAACATTTGAAGGATGCTTTGAATGCATTAGCAGTAGTATCTAGTGATTTAGATTTACATGACAACCTTGCTAAACAGATGGGTAAAATGAATGCTGACAAAGATTTAGGTGCAATCATTAAACATTCCAATACAGAAGGCGACTTTCATCAAAATGATGGTGCGCTTGCTTTGGGCGTTGTTCGCGCAGGTAGAACAGATAAAATTTACAGACCACACGTTGTATATTGAGGGATTAAGATGTCGTGGAAACAAAACGGAACAATTGCAGACCGATTAAAGGCATTGCAAGTTTCAGATAGTTTGCTTAAAGCAGACCCGAATGATCCAATGGGTGCATCTATGATGCAACAAGCACCAATGAATACACCCGGACCAAACGGCGCAGCAATGCCTTTGACACCGGGAGAGGGAGATTATTCAGGGGTAGGCGATGCTATCAATCAATTAGTTGAATCTTTTGATATGCAAGCAGATTTGATAGAAATGATTGAAAAAGCAATTTCACAACAAGCAAAGGCGGGAGTAGTTACTGATGTATTACGACCTGTATCTCAGAAAATAGGTGCTATTAACAGCGCATTAAAAGAACTAAAATATGCAACTATGGCTATACACGGTACAAAAGATGGTTCAGTTACTATGAATGACCCAACTCAATCTATGAGTCCAATGGGTAATGCACGATTACAGTCAGGTACTGCAAGCCCTATGTTAAGCCCTCAAGGTAATATGGGTATGGGGGGGCAATACTAATGTCCACCGAACAAGAATCTGTTGATTTGATAAAAGAGATGATTGAAGAAGTGAAACTCTTGAAATCTCAAGTGCAACAATTAGAATTAGAAAACGCTGATTTAATCAAAGCAGCAGTTGATCCTACTGTTCTGATGAAAAAAAATGGATGGCAATCATTTGTCACCCCTCATGCTGATGAAACATTCGACCCTCTCAATAGAGATATTAATCCAATGGCAACCAATGTTGGCCCATTTTCAGGTAGTGGTGACATGATTGCTAAGTCACGTCATGATGAATTAAGAGAGTGGCAAGACTTAGAAAGTGAGATGAGATAATGACTTTTGAGAAGGCATGGGTTATTGTTAAAGAGATGGAAGGTAAATCTCATGC